AGAAAATGTTGGCTTGAAGTCAACAATTGAAGCTAATCATAAAAGTAAGGCGGATTCGGACAAGCAACTTGAGGAAATGCAGAAGCAAATCGCTGGTTATGAGACAGCTAGCCTGCGAACTCGGATTGCTTTGCAAAATGGATTACCTTATGACTTGGCTGATCGTTTGCAGGGGACTGACGAAGAGAGTTTCAAAGCAGATGCAGAGCGCTTAGCATCCTTTATCAAACATGTCGAACCTGTTGCACCAATGCGAAACCTAGAGCCTGCTCTAGAAAAGAATGAAAACACATCATATAAAAACCTAGTACAAGGTTTAGTTTTTGAAGAATAAAGGAGTAATATTATATGACAGATCAACTATCAAAAGGGACATTATTTGACCCAATGCTTGTAACCGACCTCATCAACAAAGTTAAGGGTCACAGCTCACTTGCTAAATTGTCTAATCAACAAGCAATTCCGTTTAATGGATTAAAGGAATTCACATTTACATTGGATTCTGATGTAGATATTGTTGCAGAAAATGGGAAGAAAACGCATGGCGGTGCAAGTTTAGAACCTGTAACTATTGTGCCTATTAAAATTGAGTATGGCGCTCGTGTATCGGATGAATTTATTTATGCTTCAGAAGAAGCTAAAATCGATATTTTAAAGTCATTCAATGAAGGGTTTGCTAATAAAGTAGCTCGTGGTATTGATATCATGGCTTTCCATGGCGTAAATCCACGTACTAAACAAGAATCCACTGTCATTGGGGATAACTGCTTTGATAAAGCGGTCACTCAGACAGTGAACTTTACAACAAGCGATCCAGATACTAATGTCGAAGATGCAGTTAAAATGATTCAAGGAGCTGACAATATCGTTAGCGGTATGGCTATTGATACTACATTTGCAAGTGCACTAGCTAGCATGAAGAACGCAGCGAATGAACGCCTATACCCTGAATTGGCATGGGGAGCAAATCCAGGGGCCATTAATGGTCTACCTGTAGATGTGAATACTACAGTTGGTCTTAATGTTGGGACCAATAAGGATGTTGCTATTGTTGGTGACTTTGCTAACATGGTGAAATGGGGATATGCTAAGCAGATTCCACTCGAAGTCATTCGATATGGTGATCCAGACAATTCTGGAAAAGACTTGAAAGGTTATAACCAAGTTTATCTTCGTGCAGAAATCTATCTTGGATGGGGAATTTTGGACAAAAACAGCTTTGCTCGTGTTGTGAAAGCGGGGTAGTTTATGGAATACATTAATGTAAAAACAGGGGCTTCTATCGTTACTGAAAATACAATTAGTGGTGGCGATTGGGTTCCGGCTGATCAAGTTACTAAAAATGTGGATTCTCAAGAAGCAGCAGACAGTCAGGGAGATCTGACTGTCTCACAAATTAAATCCCGCTTGGATGAGCTGGGTGTTGAATACGACAAAGGAGCTAAGAAGGCTGACTTGTTTACTCTTTTAGAACAACATGAAGGGTAGTTAAAATGACAACATTTGCAACAGTGGAAGACCTTGAAACTTTGTGGCGTTCCTTGAAATTTGACGAACGGAAGAGAGCAGAGGCGCTGTTGAAAATAGTGTCAGATTCTCTTCGTGAAGAAGCTAAGAAAGTCAGCAAAGATTTAGATAAGATGGTGCTTGACAGCCCATCTTATCAAAGTGTTGTGAAATCTGTTACCGTGGATGTGGTTGCTCGTACATTAATGACATCAACCGATCAGGAGCCAATGACACAAATGGCTGAGTCTGCTATGGGATATTCTTTTAGTGGCTCTTATTTGGTGCCTGGTGGTGGCTTGTTTATCAAGGATTCTGAGCTGAAAAGGTTAGGCTTCAAAAAGCAAAGATATGGGGTGATTGATCTTTATGGGACGAATTAAAGGTATTACGATCACTCTTATAGAAACCGTTGAAAAGGGAAGGGATGACTTTGGTCATCCCATTTTTGAGGAAGTTGAAAAATTTGTGGATAATGTCCTTATATCTCCATCTTCAACGGATGATATCACAAGCCAGATGAATCTAACTGGACGGAAAGCAGAGTATACTCTAGCGATACCAAAAGGTGATCTTCATGATTGGGAAAATAAAGAAGTTTTATTTTTCGGTAAGAGATGGAAAACTTTTGGTATTCCTCTTGAAGGGATTGAGGAAATGCTTCCTTTGGCCTGGAACAAGAAGGTGATGGTAGAACGCTATGAGTGATATTAAGTTTAAGCTTAATCGTGCAGGAGTGGCTGAATTAATGAAATCTGCCCCTATGCAAAATGTCCTTTCTCAATATGCATCTGATATTCAATCTAGATGCGGTGATGGATATGTAAAAGATATTCATGTAGGTAAAAATCGTGCTAATGCAATGGTTAGTGCAAAGACCTATAAAGCTAAGAGGGACAATATGAAAAACAATACTCTTTTGAAGGCGGTGAATTAAATGATTGAAATTGTTATCAAGAAATATCTTGACGGTCATTTATCGGTACCGTCTTTTTTTGAGCATGAAACAAACATGCCACAAGAGTTTGTAATCCTTGAAAAGACTAGGGGAGCCAAGAAGAATCACGCCAAGACTGCAACCTTTGCTTTTCAGAGTTATTCAACCAGCATGCAGAAAGCTGCTGAATTGAATGAGAAAGTAAAACAAGTTGTCGAAAACATGATTGAACTGAATGAGATCAGTGGAATCCACCTAAACAGTGATTACAATTTCACAGACACAGAAACTAAAAAATATCGTTATCAAGCGGTATTTGACATAAATTATTTTTAAGAAATGGAGAATGGAATGGGATCAGAAGCTCAAACTACTCAAACAACATCGTCATCATTAGTGACGACAGCAAAACCTAAAATTGGGGGGGCAATCTATTCAGCACCTACTGGGACTCCTCTACCAACAGATGCTACAACCGCCTTAAATGCTAAATTTTTATCTCTAGGATATATCTCAGAGGATGGCTTGGAAAATGAAAATAGCCCTGAATCTGAAAACGTCAAAGCATGGGGTGGTGACATCGTACACTCCTCACAAACAGAAAAACCCGATACTTTCACTTATACATTAATCGAAGCATTGAACGTCAATGTGCTTAAGGAAATGTACGGTGCTGATAATGTTAGTGGGGATCTTAAAACAGGTATCACTATCAAGGCTAATTCAAAAGAATTAACTAGCCATTGCGTTGTGGTAGATATGATTTTGAAAGATGGTACTATGAAACGTATTGTTATTCCTCAAGGTAAAGTAACAGGTATCGGAACTATCTCTTATAAAGATGCTGAGACAGTCGGATACCAAACAACTCTTACAGCATTCCCAGATGGCGAAAGCAATACTCACTACGAATACATCAAAGGAGCTTAATACATGTCAGAAACTAAATCATTTAAAGGGACTACTAAAACGGGTTTTCCATTCGATATCAGTATGGAACGGATGGAGAACTATGAGGTAGTAGAAACTATTGCTGAAATCGATGAAAACCCTCTTGTACTACCTCGATTGCTTAAATTGTTGCTCGGTGATCAGGTGGCAGCATTGAAAGATCACGTCCGTGGTGAAGATGGAATGGTACCAACTCAGAAGTTGATGGATGAAGTACGGGACATCTTCGAGTCACAGAATGTAAAAAAATAGTAACCCTTTCCAGAATGATCAAAACTGATGAAGATGCTTTGATTTGTGATTTAGCTGAGACGTATCGCATTTATGATTACAGACAGCTACCTGCATATCAGGTAGCTGTTTTTTCATTTGGTCTGCGTGATGATTCAAGGATAAAAGTTGCAATGTCAGGGCAAAATGTACCAACTGATTTATTAATCCAGGCGAGTATGTTGGATCGATTATCTATGCTTGTATGGATGAAAACCAAAGATGGACAACAGGGAAAAAACCGTCCGGCTTCAATGGTTGATAGTCTTCTCAAGGTTGAGAAGGAAAAGGAACAGATGGTATTTACATCTGGAGAGGAATTTGAAGAATACAGAAGTAAATTGTTAGAAAAGATTGGAGGTGGTGATTAATGGCGACAGAATTAGGTCAAGCATATATCCAAATTATGCCCTCAGCTCGTGGGATCAAGGATATGATAAAGAAAGAACTTGGTTCTGAAATACCACAAGCAGGGCAGGAAGCAGGGGAATCTTTGAGTTCTAATATGCTAAGTGTCGCAAAAAAAGCAATAGCAGCCGCCGGAATAGGTAAATTCTTTTCTGCATCATTGACAGAAGGGGCCAATCTTCAACAGTCATTAGGTGGGATTGAAACCTTATTTAAAGGTTCTGCTGATGTGGTTAAAAAGTATGCTAACGAGGCTTACAAAACTACAGGACTTTCAGCAAATGCCTATATGGAAAATGTAACAGGCTTCAGTGCTAGCCTCCTTCAATCGTTGGGCGGTGATACTCGGAAGGCGGCAGATGTTGCGAATATGGCCATGGTCGATATGGCAGATAACAGCAATAAGATGGGGACTTCTATGGACCGTATCCAGGATGCTTACCAAGGATTTGCAAAGCAAAACTATACCATGCTGGATAACCTTAAGCTAGGGTACGGTGGTACAAAAACTGAAATGCAACGCTTACTAGCTGATGCACAAAAACTGACTGGTGTTAAGTATGACATCAATAACCTGTCTGACGTGTACCAAGCTATCCACGCTATTCAAGAGAATCTAGATATTACTGGGACAACTGCTAAAGAGGCTGCGACTACTTTTAGTGGATCATTCGCATCTATGAAAGCAGCTGCACAAAACGTCTTAGGGAAATTAGCACTTGGCGAAGATATTATGCCTTCATTGCATCAACTTTTTGATACCGTTAAAACATTCCTTGTAGGTAATCTTATTCCAATGGTATGGAATGTGTTGAAAGGTATTCCCCAGGTTTTAGCTGGTGCACTCGGTGAGCTTATGCACACGCTTTTCGGAGACTACATTGGAGAAAGCATTATGAATGATCTTTATGATGTTTTTGATAAAGTAGGAGGAGTGGTCAGCACTATCTATGATATGATTTTCGGATCATTGAGTAAGAAAGATAATATAGATTTTTTAAAGAAGCTAGGAATCAACGAGAAAACAGCTAGTAGCATTGTGAACATTGGGGATAATCTTCGTACCATGTTCGAAAATATTGGTGCTGTTATCAGTAATGTTGCTGGTATTGTTGGTGATTTTATTAGTGATCTTTTCGGACTTGCTAAAAGTAAAGATAGTGTTGGAGGAGTAGCTTCAGCATTTGAAGCCATTACTAAAGTTTTAGCTGATGCATCAGGAAAAGTAAAAGATTTTACAAAGTGGATGCGAGAGAATAAAACAGTTATGGACGTTGTTAAATCTGCTCTAGCAGGAGCCTTAGCAGGTTTTCTAGCTTTTAAAGCTATTACAATTATTCAATCCATTATCATTGGATTTAAATCAGCACTTTTGGCGGTTAAAGGCGCAGTTTTAGCTTTCAATGCTGCAATTGCTGCAAACCCAATCGCAGCATTAGTAATCGCAATTGCTGCTGTAGTTGGTGCATTAGTTTGGTTCTTCACCCAAACTGAAACAGGTAAGAAAATTTGGGGTGACTTTGTTGATTTTATTAAAGGATTATGGACCGGACTGGTTCAATTCTTTACTGGTCTATGGTCGACTATCTCAGAAGGTGCTACAAATCTATGGAATGGTGCTGTAGAAGTCTGGAATAGCGTAATCGAAGGCATCAAAAATGCTTGGAACGGGGTGGTAGAATTCTTTGCTACTTTGTGGGAAGGTATTTCTAGCACTGCTACAGCTACATGGACTACAATTACAGAAACAGTAATAGCCATTGTTCAGCCTTTTATTGAAGTTTTTATGTCAATTTGGAACGGAATGAAAGATGGTCTGGGTCAGATTTTCGAAGGCATTAAAATGATTTTCAGCGGGGCCTGGGAATTAATAAAGAGCATTGTAATGGGGGCAGTATTATTTATCATTGATTTGGTAACTTTAGACTTTACAAAAATGGGTGAAGACCTAGGATTGATTTGGGAAAGTATCAAATCTGCCATATCAATGATTTGGGATGGTATCTGTACTTATTTTAGTGGAATCATTTCTACAATCATAGGATACTTCACTGCTGCTTTCGAAGGGCTTAAGACATTCTTGTCTGGAATCTGGGATTCTATCAAGGCAACAGCAGAAGCAATGTGGAATGCAATATGTCAAGCAATTCTTGGCATTATAGATGCTTTCGTGGCTGGTGCAAAAGGTCTTTGGGAAGGTTTCAAATCTTTCATGTCTGGATTATGGGAAGGCATCAAATCTACAGCAATAGGCATGTGGGAAGGTATCAAATCAGGCCTTGGAAGTATTATTGATGGAATTGTAAGTGGTGCACAAAAGGCATGGGACACTATGAAAAACGGAGTTAGTAATCTCTGTTCAGGAATCAAAAACTTTTTCTCAGGCTTAGCAAATATCAACCTTTGGGATGCTGGTAAAGCTATTATTGATGGCTTCTTAGGTGGATTAAAATCTGCATATGATGGCGTTAAGAATTTCATCGGTGGGATTGCAAATTGGATACGTGAACATAAAGGACCTATTTCTTATGACCGTAAATTGTTGATTCCTGCTGGTAAAGCTATCATGGGAGGATTTGATTCTTCCTTGCAAAATAGTTTTAAAGATGTGCAAAAAACTGTTGGTGGAGTAGCTGGCTGGATTTCAGACTCTTTTACAGGAGATGATTTTGATTTTGGATCAGGAGCATCTTTCAGTAAAGATATCACATCCACTTTGCAGATGCCTAACGCCAAATATGATACAACTGAGTCTAGAATGGTGTCTGAGATGATGATTCTGAGATCAAGTTTAGATACTTGGCTTGAGAAGATATCAAACAAAGACTCTAATACTTATTTAGATGGTGAAAAATTAGCCATCAATGCTTATCAACGTCAAGGACAAATCATGGCTAGAGAGGGGATCTAATGGCAGTAAATTATCTGATTATCAATAGTTTCAGCACCAATACTATATCAGATAGTGTAGTGACTGATTTTGGAGATATTAAAGGCGCTATCCCTCGATATGATGAGCAGAAGAAGCTGTTTGGAATGAATGGTCAGTACAACATTGAAGATGGTGCTTATGATGGTTATGAGCGTACTTTTAAGTTATTTGTTAAGCGATATGAGGACGCTCAAGCCATTATTAATGCATTCCAAAAGCAGGACAATGTATTGGAATTTAGTTATCAGCCAGGCAGTATTTACTATGCAGATTTACTTGATTCAGAAATCTCACTTCATGGGCAAAATAACTGGATTGTAAGTATCAAGGTGTATCAACATCCTTTCAGATATGCAAAAAATATCCAAGAAGTCGTACTGACAGGACGTGGCACGATTACTAACCCCGGTACAATCTATTCAGAACCTATCATTACTGTCGAGGGCCAAGGAGAAGTAACTCTAACGATTGGCAACCAGACAATGGGATTAAATCTATCAGGTGGTGCAAAAATTGATTGTAGACAACGGAAACAAAATGTTTATACATTGAACGGGCAGCTTAAGAATACCTTGCGAACAAGAGGGCCATTTTTTGAACTGCCAAAAGGAGTTATAGGCGTAACTACATCTGGTAATGTTTCTAAAATCAAAATTCTAGGGAATTGGAGGTATATCATTTGATTTATTTAAAAGAGGGGAATATCCCTCTTAATTTGTGTACGGATGACGATATCTTCCAGCAAGAAAATAATACTTATCAACTTACCTTTAAGTATCCTGTCAGTGATAGAAAATGGATCCTACTACAAAATGAAGTTCACTTACTGGCAGATGATTTGTCAGGTGAACAAGAATTTGTAATTATTGATATCCAAAAAGGAAACGGATATATCACGGTATACGCCAATCAAGTAGCAACGCTACTAAACGGATATAGTATCCGCAAGATCAATGTAGATCGAGTGAATGGTTTTACTGTGATGAGTAAGCTAGTAGAAGGGCTAAAAAGAGAATGCCCTTTTACTTTTTTTTCTGATATCTCTGGATTACATACTCTAAACATTAAGAATGTGTCAGTAATTGATGCACTCTTGAAAGGTCAACACTCAATTGTCGGCCAATGGGGTGGTGATCTAGTCAGAGATAAATACTCAGTGAGATTGTTAAAAAATGGGGGGATTGAGAATCAATCTCTTTTTATGTACAAGAAGAACCTTTCTGAGTACAAAGAATCCACTACCACTAAATCGCTTAAGACAAGAATCCATTTCCGTAAGGCCATTACCGCATCTGGAGAGGGAGAGAAGGGCCAAATCCTTGAGACTACTGTAGATAGTCCACTTATAGATAAATATAAGCATATCTACGAGTATGATATGGAAGTGCAAGACCAGGATGTTAAAACCATCGATGATTTAAAAGTGTACGGTAAGAAATACTTCCAATCAAGTCTGTGTGATTTGCCAGATGAGAGCTTAGAGATTGATGTATTGGGCCATGCAGATCAACCAGTAAAACTCTTTGATACAGTATCAATCTTTTATGAACTCTATAATGTTGATATACGCAAAAAGATTACCAGCTATAACTACAGTCCAATGTCTAAAAAATTGAAGAAAATTGGTTTTGGTAAAATATCACGTTCGTTAGGTGGTGCAATTGGCAAAATAGTTGGTGATGTAGTCAAAGAAAAAATTGCTAGTCATGATGCTGAATATGAGGCTAAGGTCCAAAAATTAGTTGATAATGCTAATGCAGAATATGATAAGCAATCAAAAGAGCTGAAACAGAATATCACTGATGGTATCGAACAGGCTAAGGCACAAGCCGAAGTGCTTAAGAAAGAAGTGACCGATTCTGTCAATAGCAAATTTGCAGATTTTGATAGGTCATTTAATACCCAGATCGACTCGCAGAAGGAAAAAATACAAGCTATTAATGAACTTGCTAACAATGCGAACCAGGTAGCGGCAGGAGCATCGTGGAGTGGTCAAAAGGCTATCGAGTATGCTCTTAGTGTTAAAGATTTGGCTGATCACAATTTTACAACGGTAAGAAATCTAAGCGATAAGATTGATTTGCTTGCAACTAAGCAGGAACTTGATCCTATTACTGAGAGGCTACGGCTGACCGAAAGTCAAATCGAGCTGCAGGCTGGTCAGATAACTGAGAAGTTATCACGGACGGAAGTAGATCGCTTGATTGATGGCAAAGGATTCCAAAATGCTGTTCAGGTCCAAAATCTTGTTAAGAAATCGGTAGATGGATTCCAACAGACTATTTCCAGACTTGAAACTAAAATCCAGAATGTTGTTCGAAATGAGAACCTACTTCTGAATACATCAACTCTTCCTGAGGGGGATGGGCAGAATGGTACATGGAGAATGAATATATCCGGAGGGAATGGGACTACGTCTGTTATTTCTCTTACTGACTATCCAAGTCCTGTGATCAAGAAGTCTATTAAGATTATCAACAACACGAACGGTGGAAACAAGGACGTTGGTCAATTTGTCAATCTAGTGGTTGGTCAGAAGTACACCATGTCTTGCTGGGCTAGGGTTGCTTCCACTAGTACCAGTCAGAATGTCAATTTGTTAATTCGCTCTTGGACAGTAAATGATAATAATCGTAAATTGTTCAAGGTTATCTCAAACAGAGATTGGGTACGATACTCATTAACCTTTACGGCGGATGCGGTCTCTAACTCAATCCAGTTTGGCCAGAATAACAACGGTAGCATTGAAATTTGTGGTATGAAACTTGAAAAAGGTGATCGTGCTACAGACTATGATATTTCTAATTCAGAAATTGTGAGTGTGGTTGAATTTAACGATATAGTCGATACAGTTAAGAGCCACACGCAGACGCTACAAAATCAGGACAAAGCTATTTCACAAGTTATCCAAACTGCGGATGGTCTGGTCAGTCGTGTATCTAATTTCTTGGATGATTTTAACCTTGTCTACGATCCTACGAATTTTAGCAAGTGGAATAAAAAACAACCCGAAGCTAATATTGTAGAAGTGCAGGCCTCAACAAAATTATTGCGCATTACCAATTCAGGCAATACTAACAATGTTTATCGTGGATTTGCATTGCCACTTACTACATCTACCTTTACCAGAGACGAAAAAATCAGCTATCGCATTGAAGCCTGGGTAGATGTGCTACCAGATCGACCTCTTGGCATTGAATTGTGGGATAAAAATGATGTGATTTCTTCTGACCGTGTGACTTTTACGAGAACTGGCACACAAATTATCACAGGCACCATGACAGTCAATAAGACTACAACGAATTTAAGAGACTTTCCTCTTGAATTTTGGCTGATGAAAAATGGTACTGTTGCCATCGGTAAGGTTTCTCTCATCCGTGGAGATAGACCGCCTAATAAATTCACGGACAATACATCTACACAAGATGTTGCTACGCAGACACAAGTCAGCCAGCTTGCTGGTTCGTATGCTATTAAGAATCTTAATAGTGCTGGGGACATCATCAATGGGATCAATATTGGCGCTGATGGGAATAATCGCTTCATTGGTAAATTAACCCACATCACAGGTGAGACACTGATTGATAAAGCGGTTATCAAGTCTGCTATGGTTGACAAGCTTAAAACGGGTAATTTTGAGTCTGGATCTGTCACAACTCAGATTCTCGCTTCAAATGCGGTCACGGCTGATAAGTTGCTCGTAGACTCAGCTATGATTAACAAGCTGGTATCAAATCAAGCGTTCATCAAAGAACTGTTTACTCAAAGAGCCACGATCACTCAAATCCAGTCTATTGATATCACCGGTGAGCATGTTCGAGGCGGTCGAATAACCTCGCTGAATGGCGGTACGGTTATCAATTTGCAAGATGGATGGATTGATACCAACCAGGAAGGAGTTGGTATCAGAAACCAATTTCCTGGCAGACCGTTGCAATATCTGATCTTTGGCACAGGAGAAATAAACGGTGTCCCAAGTGCATACACGGCACTTATGAGTAATCGTAATGGCATTATCGGCATAGAACACACATCTGCTGGTATCCAGATATGGAACGGCAGAAAGGGTAGCAATGTTCAAACGGCCATAACATTTTACGGAAAATCAATGGACTTTATTCCAAGCTCGCAAGGTGGAGGAGTGTCTTTAAATACAGAGACCAAAAGCTTAGGCACACTTGAAAGTCTATTTGTAAAAGATATTTATTTATTAAATTATGGTAATTATAAATTAAAAGATGTATTAAATGACATTTACCGTAATATTCAACAACTACACAATGTCAAAGAATCAAGCGTAAGTTACCACTGGACAACAATTGGCCAGCAATAGGCCTACAAAACTAGAAAGGCAAATATGAACACACAAGACAAAATTATCAATAACTTAGGGGTTCAACTCGCAAACAAATCAATTGAATGCGCCAATTATAAGGCGTATTTCGAAGAGGCTCAAGAGCAATACAATGCATTGCTATCTGTCCTGGAATCAGACGAGGATTTGATGGATCTCTTTAACGAAATCAAAAATAAAAATGAGGTGGCTAACTAATGGACTACAAATTACATTTTAAATTATTTGACGCAGTTACAAACACAACAAAAGTAGCAATCAAGCAAGATTCTCCCTACCGTGTCTTTGAAGAGACTTTGCCAAATAATCGAATGGCTGAAAGTGATGCAACACTGGTTGAAGCAGTATTGAACATCGTCCGCATGGAATTGGACCCCTCAGGTGCTGTTATCGCATTAAAGAAAGAGCTTGATAAATCTGTGGAAGCTAACAAAGAAGCTATCCAAAAAATTCAAGAGCTTACTCAAGAGAATGAGAAGAAAGATGCTCAAATTCAAAATAACAAAGCTCTTGCGGATTGGGCTGTCCTCGTGGCTGTGACCAACCAAGACAACCCACTTGATCCAACACTCTACAAACGTGCACTTGAGCTTGTTGAAGGCGCTCAAGTAGGTAAAACCTACAAACAACATGATATCTTTACCCTCGTAGATCCTGACCACACAGAAAAATTCAGTGAAGGGAAACGGGTGCTTGTACAAGTCAACTATGACTTTACCTACAATGGGGAGACCATCAAAGACCTAAAAGGTCCTCTTCTTCAAAATGGCAAACTCGCAATCTATAATTGGGAGGTGCCAAAAGAAGAGAAGAAAAACAAACCATCTGGAGATCTTGAGACTCAGCCGGTGGCACAACCAGAATCTTAATTGAGAGGAGTGTGATCGATGTATCAAGAACCAGATGGAATCTTTGGAATTTTTGAAGTAGTAAGGGAGTTTTATGATCACGGAATCGATGAACACATGATAGTGTTTCTCTTTATGGCAATCGTTGCTCTGGATATTGTTTTAGGCGTATCTAGAGCCTGGGCCTATCATGAGTTTTCTAGCAGAAAATGGCGAAAAGGACTAGTTAGTCACACAGCAATAATTTTGATTGTAGCCATTGGCTATCCGTTCACCCTATACATGAATCTAGGGCCTGTTGTTGATGCCTTTATTGTAGCAATGATGGCAGCGTACGGATCTAGTATTCTGGCTAGCCTCTCAGCTTTGGGAGTTGAAATCCCCGGCCTTGATCATCTCATCAAGCAGAATATTGATCATAATAAATTCCAGTTAAAAGAAGGCTTGGAAGAACCAAGTAAGTTGATTAAAAAAAGGAGAAAAGATAATGAATCAAATCACAGGAATCGTAGTTAATTCACTAATGGCTATTTTTGTCGCTTTCGTAGGAATTGCTGTTAAATCACTAAAAGAGTATCTTCTTACTCGTGGTGGTAAAAAGGCATTGGAAGTAGTGGAAATCCTAGCCAAAAATGCAGTAAATGCTACTGAGCAAGTGGCAGGAACATTAGGAATTCATGGAGCTGAGAAACTAGAGCATGCTAAAGGTTGCTTGATTAATGGCCTAGAATCTCAAAATATTTATCTGACAAATGAAGAACTCAATACTTTTATTGAGGCGGCTGTAAAAAAAGCTAATGAAGAATGGAAAAAGTGAGGTTAAAACATGGATAAAGTAAAACTATTTCAAGATGAAGTATTGGGGCAAGGTTTTGACATTGATGGCTGGTACGGCTGGCAATGCTGGGACGGTTACGCTAAGTATTGCTTATGGCTGGGCGTACCGTTTGCGAATTGTACAGATTCCGGTTATGTTAAAGACCTTTGGGAACAGCGTCATTATAACGGTATTCTTGATTACTTTGATGAAGTGGAAATTATGCAAGGTGGGGAAGTAGGAATCTTTATGGAAACAGCAGTAACGCCGGTTTCTCACGTCGCTGTCTTCGTAGCCGATATTGATGGCTCACAAGGTTGGTTCCTTGGTCAAAACCAAACCGGTACCCCTGGACCAAACGGAGGCGCTAGCTTTGATTTAGCTATCTATCCATATAGTGCGCTTTATCCTACCGCTTTCCGTCCTAAGGGCGAACCGCTAGAGAAAGAAGAATTGAAAGAAATCATTACAGAAGTTATGGAAAACCATGAAGTTCCATTCTTCCCTGAAGAAGCTACCTTTACAGTTGGCGATAGTCCTATCAACGTCCGCCGTTATCCGGATTTAACTGGTGAAATCGTGGCAACTTACCAACCGGGGGAAAAGGTCCGTTATGATTCTAAGGGTACTAATGCAGATTTCCGTTGGATCTCTTACGTGGGAGCTTCTGGCAACCGTAACTATATGGCTATTGGTCCCGTAGATGAAGCCGGAAACCGTACTGATTTATGGGGTATGCTGGAATAATTCAAAATACAATTCAACCCTACTAGCTTATGGCTAGTAGGGCTTTTTTGTTGTAAAAAAATAAAAATGGCCCTACTTACAGCTGAAAAATTATATGATCTTGCGGAAAAATTAGAAATAAAATAAATTTTCCATTTTTGTCTGTTATAACGGCAATTCTTCTTTTTGTCTATTATAATAGAAAGAAACTAGAATATTACGTTTATTCGTTAAATTTCACAATCAGACCCAAAAACAGACCATAAATACAAAATGAGTTGATAAATTAATGTTTTTCATACTCCCACCGGCTCCATTTTTATACATGCAAACGACAAATCCTTGTCGTTTTTTGTTTCTTTAAAATCTATCAAGCAATGATATCTTGTGAGCGATTCCTAAATTTTTTGTTGACAGGAGGAGCGCTTTTCCGTATAATGGATACTAGTTTGGAAGATTACTCAAGAGGCTTA